TCCACTTCTCTCGCTCTCATGCGTTTTCGTCAGGGTGGCTTTATTAGGCTACCTAACGATGAACCAGCGCCGATTCAACTCTTCAAATCAAAAAGATACAGAGGGTACTACTAAATGAGTATCGACAAGTCCTTGTATGCCGCCCCGCAAGGGCTTGCCGCTGAACCCATTCAGGTGGAGATCGAAGACCCGGAGGCTGTACATATTGAAGGCCCCGGCTTTGAGATGCACATGGAGAAGCACGAGAGCGATTTCTACGCGAACCTCGCGGAAGAGATCGACGAAAGTTACCTCCAGTCCATTTCGTACGAGTTGCTTGGAGACCTTGAAGAGGACATCTCCGCACGTAAGGAATGGCTAGATATATATGTGAAGGGCATGAAACTGCTCGGCCTCAAGTACGAGGAACGGGCGGAACCGTGGCCGGGAGCGTCGGGTGTGTTCCACCCGCTGCTGATGGAGTCGGCGGTTAAGTTCCAAGCCGAGATGACAATGGAGACGTTCCCCGCCGCAGGGCCGGTGCGTACCGTGATCGTGGGCAAGGAGACCCCGGAGAAGAAGGCGGCGGCGCTGCGCGTCGAGGCCGATATGAACTACGAACTGACGCAGCGCATGGTCAGTTACCGTCCGGAGCATGAGAAGTGCTTGCTCACGACGGCGTTGGCGGGCAACTCGTTCAAGAAGATCTATTTTGATCCTTCCGTAAAACTGCCTGAAGCGCCGTTCATTCCGCCCGAGGATCTGATCGTCCCCTACGGGGCATCGAGCATTGAGACGGCGGAGCGCATCACCCACCGGATGCGTAAGACCAAGAATGAACTCCGTAAGCTGCAAGTAGCGGGGTTTTACCGAGATATCGATCTAGGAGATCCCGTCCGAGTAATGGACGAGGTCGAGAAAGAGAAAGCCCGGGAGCAGGGCTTTACGGCGTCGATGGACAGTCGGTTCCAGTTGTTGGAGATGCACGTCAACCTCGACCTTGAAGGGTACGAGGACACGGACAAGAGCGGACAGCCCACCGGAATCGCCCTGCCATATGTCGTCACGATTGAGAAAGGTACCAGCACGATCCTCGCCATTCGACGCAATTGGAAGGAGGATGACCACCAGAAACTGCGCCGTCAGCACTTCGTCCACTACCCGTACATCCCGGGTTTTGGATTCTATGCGTTCGGGTTGATCCACCTGATCGGCGGTCACACACAGACAGCGACCTCGCTGCTGCGTCAGTTGATCGATGCGGGTACGTTGTCCAACCTTCCCGGCGGTCTCAAGGCCAAGGGAATGCGCGTCAAAGGCGATGACACACCCATCGCTCCGGGTGAATTTCGTGACGTAGACTTGCCATCGGGCAGCATTCGCGACAATATCCTTCCGCTTCCGTACAAGGAGCCGTCCCAAGTCTTGATGGCGTTGATGGACAAGGTTGTAGCCGACGGACGGCAGTTCGCGGCGACCGCAGACCTCAACATCAGTGATATGTCGGCTAACGCTCCGGTAGGCACAACGCTTGCCATCCTTGAGCGCGTGTTGAAAGTGATGAGCGCTGTCCAAGCACGTATTCACTATACGATGAAGCAAGAGTTCATGCTTCTCGCGGCGATTATTAGAGACAACACGCCCGAGGACTATGACTATGAGCCTGAAGTTGGAACCGCCTCCGCAAAACGTAGCGATTACGATTGCTGCGACGTTCTACCTGTTTCTGACCCTAATGCCTCTACTATGGCACAGCGTGTCATACAGTATCAGGCGGTTATGCAGTTGGCTCAAGGTGCGCCTCAACTCTATGATCTCCCGTTTCTTCACAGGCAGATGATTGAAACTCTGGGCATCAAGAATGCTCAGAAGATCGTGCCGTTGAATGATGATATGAAGCCGATTGATCCCGTGTCCGAGAACATGGCGATCATGAATGGCAAACCCGTCAAGGCGTTCCTGTATCAGGATCACTCCGCGCATATCGCGGTTCACATGGCGGCTATGCAGGATCCAACGATATCCCAAATAGTCGCTCAGAACCCCAAGGCTCAGGCCATTATGGCCGCAGGTGCTGCTCATATCATGGAGCATCTGGCCTATCGATACCGCGCCGAAGTTGAGCAGAAGTTGGGTGTTCCGCTTCCGCCGCCTCCCCCATCCGCGTTGGCGCACACCACAGAAGACGAAGACGAAGGTGTGTTCTTGTCACCGC